TCCCATAGATTAGTGAATAAAAAAAATACAAACCAAAAAAACTTTGATAGCTTGTTAAAATCAAGCATCAGCGCCGCTGAGTCAACAGAAAATAATCAACAAGATCTTTCAGTTATGAATGATTATCTTTCTGAGTTTCTTAAGAGCTTTGTCCTATTAGGTTATGATACTAAAGGAGAAAGTGTAGTTATAATCGCTGGTAAATCAGCTCAAGATTATGATGCCATTGAAACTCTTTTGAGAAGAGTAGGCAATATTGACTTTTTTGACACAACACAAGAACAGAAAAACAATCCAGATAGCAATGAGTAAGTTAATTGTAATCGGTGACGGCTACATTGGGAGAAAAATTAAAAAACAACTCTCCTCACGAGTAGATGAATTAGTAATATTAAACGGCCTTAGTTATGAGAATCCTGAAAAACTTCTCGAAGAGTTTAACTCTATAGTAGGACCAGAAATTAGATACGCGTCAGGAGCAGGTTTTAAAGACCCAATGGATAGGCCGTGGGTTATAAACTGTGTAGGTTATACTGGTAAACCAAATGTTGATGCATGTGAAGATGAAAAGGAAAAGTGTTGGCAACTCAACGTAACATTCCCAACGTTATTAGCGAGCTTCTGCTTAAAACAAAACACAAAACTCATTAATGTTAGTTCTGGTTGTATTTACGACGGAGCTAATCCATACGAAGAAGAAGACTGGCCTGACTTCGGTCTAGATTGTGAAAACAGTAGTTGGTATAGTCGTACAAAACATGCAGCAGAACTTAGTCTTAACGCTTTTCCTAACGTGTATACCTTAAGAGTACGTATGCCTATATGTAACGACTTTAACTCAGGTAAAAACTATCTGACAAAGCTTCTTAAGTACAATAATTTGTTAGAAGAGACAAACTCGAAAACAATTATTGAGGACTTAATTAACGTAATTCATAAGATTACAAATATAGAAGATATGCCTGCAGGAGTTTACAATTGTGTAAATCCAGATCCGTTGAGCACTAAAGAAGTAACTCAACTATTAGATAAAGCAGGTATGTGGAATCCGCATTGGAAGTTTATTGACTACAATGAACTTAAAAAACACATTAAAGCAAATAGATCGAATTGTAAACTGTCCACTGAAAAATGTAGACTTTATAATATTGAAATGCCTTCGGAAAGAGAGTCTTTAGAGCGAATTTTACTCAATGAAGAATAAACACATTCTAGTAACAGGTGGGTTGGGGTTTATTGGAAGCCACTTTGTTGAACTGCTACACGAAAAGTGTACAAACTGCAAAATTACAATTGTAGATAGTTACAATTATAGTGTATCAGAAAAAACAGAAAACCTATTATGGGATCTTTATTTAGATAAGAAAAATAAATTAGAAATAGTATATAAGTCTATACACGAGTATAATGATGTCGGTGTGTATGATTATGTGATTAATTTTGCAGCAGAGTCTCACGTTGATAATAGTATCGAAAATGGAGACCCTTTTATTCAATCTAATGTTGTTGGTGTTTATAATTTACTTAACCAACTTAGAGAAGGTCAACGATTTATTCAAATCGGTACAGACGAAGTATATGGTAGTTTAGAATTAACCAGTTCCCCGAGCGAAGAAGGTGATCTTTTAAAACCATCATCGGTCTACTCTTCCACGAAAGCTGCTGCTGATCTTATTGCTCTTTCATATTATCATACATACAAGCGAGATATTATCGTTACAAGATGTACTAATAATTTCGGCCCTAGACAGTATCCAGAAAAGTTAATACCAGTTGTAGTAAGAAATGCTCTTGCAGATGCATACGTTCCTGTTTATGGTACTGGAGAAAATGTTCGACAATGGATATATGTAAAGGATCATTGCGAGAAAATCTTTAATGTTCTGAAGTATGGTACATCAGGAGACATTTATAATTTTGCTCCTAATTACGGTAACGATAACCACGGTGAGATTAACAATATTAATTTAGTTCAAGAAATATTACATATTTTAGAAAAACCTGAGAGTCTTATTTCCTTTGTAGAAGACAGAAAAGGCCATGACTTAAAATATTCTCTTAGAGAAAGTAATTATAGAAATATGATGATTCAAGCTGGTTATCAGCTAGACTTACCTGGAACAGAAAAAACATTTGCCGATGATTTAAGATATACTATAATGT